CAATTCTAATCCAATAAAAGATGTAATTGATGCATTAGACAAAGACGATAATATTGCAGCTGGTAAAGCGTTTAAAGATGCTTTATCACTAAAAGTAGGTGCAGAGTTAGATGACAAAAGAAAAGAAATTGCATCAACAATAATGGCAAAACCAGAAACAAATGATAACGCTGAACAAACTACGGAAATTGACGACTGAACGAGACGAACACAAACGTTCATTAGTCTATAAAAAATTATCACCTAAAGCACAAGATGCTGTAGATGATGTTTATGGTCAATTAGAAAAAAGACCAGGAAAAGTTTTAACAACATTTAGTAAAGTAATGAAAGATGTTGCTAAAAAATATAAAGTACAACAAAAAGACATTGAAGCTTATTTCAAAAAAGAAACAGGCTTAACCATATAAAGGAAAGTAAAAATGGCAATAGTAAACGAACAAACACTTGTTGATAGTGAAACACGAGTAGTAAAAATGTTTGAAATCAACAACGACACTAATTCAAATGTGGTGTGTATAGATGCATCTTCGTTAAGAGGACATGATAGCAATCCAACACTACACATAAGAAGTATTAAATGGAATACTACATCAGCTGCAAGTGATATACAAATATTATTTGATGCAGACACTAACGATCATGCTATATCAATACATGGTACAGGTGAATATGGATTCCATGGTAAACAACCTTTGATAACAAATCCTGAAAGTACAGGTGTAACAGGTGATATACTTATTAACAATGGTTCTGCTGCTACAGGTACGATTATCATAGAAGCAACAAAAGCTAAAGGTTACACATACTCAGGACAAACAAGATAATGGCTGACATAGTAACAACACAAACAATAACAGACGTTACAGGTTCTAAAACCGTAATGAAGTTTACTAACCACTCAGATGGTACTGGAGAGAGTTTAGTAGAAAAAATGACAAGTGCAAATTTAAATCATTTGTCAACATCTACTAAAATTGCTAGAGTGATTTATAGTGTAAACACTACGGACCCTAAGGGGTCCGTAGAAATCCTATTTGAAGGAACTACTAACGGAACGGCGATGTTTCTATCAGGACAGGGAACCATAGACTTACAGACGCCGGCAATACAAATAGCGAATAACGCTACGTCTCCTACTGGTGATATACTGTTTTCCACGCATAATTTCGTGTCTGGTGATAGTTATACCATCATTTTAGAAGTAAGATAATATAAATAGGACTAAGGGAATAAAGATATGAAATTAATAACAGAGGAAATTACAGACGTTCAGTTAATTGCAGAAGCAGACGAGAACGGTAAAAAAACACATAAAATCAAAGGTGTGTTTATGCAGGCGAACATTAAAAATAGAAATGGTCGTGTATATCCACAAGAGGTTTTAGAAAAAGAAGTTAATCGTTACAGAAAAGAGTTTATTGACCGTAAAAGAGCATTTGGTGAATTAGGACATCCTGACGGACCAACTGTAAATTTAGAAAGAGTGTCACATATAATCACTTCACTAGAAGGTGATGGTAAAGGTAATTATATTGGTGAAGCAAAAATTACAGACACACCTTACGGTAAAATCGTCAAATCTTTAATAGATGAAGGCGCACAACTAGGAGTTTCATCAAGGGGCATGGGTTCCTTGGAGAATAAAGGCGGTACTAACTACGTAAAATCTGATTTTTACTTAGCGACTGCTGCTGATATAGTTGCAGACCCAAGTGCTCCAAGTGCATTTGTACAAGGTGTTATGGAAGGCAAAGAGTGGGTTTGGGACAATGGTATTGTAAAAGAAAAAGATATTTCTGACATACAACGTGAAATAGAGAGAGCTAAGAGAGAAGAATTAGCGATCAAACAGACGGCTGCTTTTGAAAGTTTTATGCGAAAAATCGCAAAATGATAAATAGTAGTACGCAAAATTAATTAATTAATTAATTAGGAGAGATACTAATGGAAGACAATAAACAAATCGTTACTGAAGCTCCTAAGGGTGCAGACGCTCCAAAAGCTGGTGCTGCTAAAGCAGAACCTATGCAAAAAGCAGGTGACTATGAAGATGGTGGAAAAGCAGTGACTTCTCCAACAGACGCTAGTTCAACTGATCATGCTAAAAAAGCGAAAAAAGATACGTCAGCTCCTACGAAAGGTGCCGCTCCTGCTGAACCTATGAAAAAGGTTTCAGAAGAAGACGAGGACGAAAAGAAAAAAGACATGAAAAAAGAAGACAGCGATGTTGACAACGAAAACGTTGTATCTGAAGCTGATGAAAAAGAAGACGATAAAGAAAAAGAAATGGAAATGCCAAAAACTAAGGCTGCCATGATCCAAGCAATGTATGATGCAATGAGTAAGAAGAAAAAATCTGATCTTGCTGCCTCTTACAACAAAATGATGAACGCTATGAACAATGACGAAGACGAAGAAGAAAACGACATTGACGAAGCGGAAGAAAAAACATCAGATGACAAAGAGAAAAAAGCAAAAGTAGAAAAAAGAGTAAAAGACATTGACGTAAAAGAAGATGTTGAAGCTCTAGTTTCTGGTGATGAAACTTTATCTGAAACTTTTAAATCTAAAGCTGCTACAATTTTTGAAGCCGCAGTAAAATCAAAAGTAAGAGCTGAAATTGAAAGATTAGAAGACGAATACTCTAACGAACTTTCAGAAGCTAAAGAAGAAGTCAAACAGGATTTAACAAACAAAGTTGATAATTACTTAAACTATGTTGTTGAAGAATGGATGAAAGAAAACGAACTTGCTTTAGAAAAAGGCATCAAAGGTGAAATCGCTGAAGACTTTATTGGTGGTTTAAAACAATTATTTGAAGATCATTACATTGATATACCTGATGAAAAGTACGATATCTTAGAAGCTAAAGAACAAGAGATAGAAGAACTTAAATCAAAAGTTAATGAAATGACTAATCAAGCAGTTGATATGAAAAAACAAATTAACGAATTTTCAAAAGACGATATTTTAGAAGAAGTAACATCTGGTCTTGCAGACACAGAAGTTGAGAAACTAAAATCGTTAATTGAAGATGTTAGTTATGAAGGTGCAGACGAGTATAAGAGAAAGTTAACTACTATTAAAGAAAGTTACTTTGGAAATGCTAAGTCAGCGCCGGCATCTACGACAAACGTTGATGCTACTAACTCCGAGGATGGCAACACAGTATCAGACCCAAGCGATAGCATGGCAAGATATACGGCGGCGATTAGTAGGGTAAAAAGTAGAGATATCTACAACAATTAATAAACTAAGGAGAGATAAACAAAATGTTTAATTCGCAAAACTTACAAGAAAAGTGGGCTCCGGTACTTGAGCACGGTGATCTACCAAAAATAGATAACCCGTACAAAAGAGCGGTGACTGCTGTAATCTTGGAAAACCAAGAAAAAGCGGCGAAAGAAGACAAAGCTTTCTTAGGTGAAATTGCAAACGTAACAGGTAGCGCAGTAGCTAACTGGGACCCTATTTTAATTTCACTCGTAAGAAGAGCGATGCCAAATCTTATCGCATACGACATCTGTGGTGTACAACCTATGACTGGTCCAACTGGTCTAATCTTCGCTATGAAGAGCAGATTTACTTCAAACTCTGGAACTGAAGCGTTATTCAACGAAGCAGACACTTCATTCTCTGGTACTGGAACACATTCAGGATCATTGAATCCAGGTTTAATGAACGACACTACATCATCCGTTACTGCTGGTACTGGTATTGCAACAGCGACTGCTGAAGCATCATCATCATTTGCAGAAATGGCGTTCTCAATTGAGAAATCAACTGTAACTGCTAAAACTAGACAGTTAAAAGCAGAATACACAATGGAACTTGCACAAGACCTTAAAGCAATTCACGGCTTAGATGCTGAAACTGAATTAGCAAACATCTTGTCTGCTGAGATCCTTGCTGAAATCAATAGAGAAGTAGTAAGAACTATTTACGTTAATGCTGAAAAAGGCGCTGGTGTAAATACAACTGCTGCAGGTATCTTTGATTTAGACACAGACTCAAACGGCAGATGGTCAGTTGAGAGATTCAAAGGTCTTATGTTCCAAGTTGAAAGAGACTCAAACGTAATTGCACAAAGAACAAGAAGAGGAAAAGGTAATATTATTATCGCTTCTTCAGACGTTGCTAGTGCTTTACAAATGGCAGGCGTATTAGACTATGCACCAGCATTAAATAACAATTTAAATGTTGATGACACAGGTAATACTTTTGCTGGAGTATTAAACGGCAGATACAAAGTGTATATTGATCCATATTCAGCAAACAATGCTGCTGCACAATACTTTGTAGTAGGTTATAAAGGTACATCACCTTACGATAGTGGTTTATTC